CATACTATTTTTGTTTTTATGATATATCGGTAATTTTACATTTGTTTTATCACTAATCGTATAATATTGATATTTACTTCTATTACTTATTAATACACGACCCATCAATGGTAGTATTGTTTCTTTACCATTTTCTCTAGTTAAGACACCCATTTGACTATAACTACTATTTGTTGATTGAGTTGGAACATTAATAGGTATACCTCTTGGGTCACTGCTATTTTTTGGATGATACATTCCATTTTTTAGAGGCGGAGCATGTGGATTTAAAAATACACTACTAGGATGATTAAACATTCCAAAAAAACCAGAACGATTGGTTTGAATTGTATGAGAATGGTTATTGGATTTTTGTTGATTTTGAGAAAATATATTCATATTTAAATTTACTTTTTTCAATACAATACTTATTACAAATATACTAAGTAATAAAATTAAAACTAAAAAAACCATTGTAGTATTTTCAATACATAATACGCCTGGTGGACAATATTTCTTCATTATATAAATAAAACATAAATAAAAACATAGTAATAATTATGTTTTTATTTGATATATTGTAATTATATCGTATAGTGATTATTTCTTTGTGATATTTAATTTACCTATTAATTTTTGCATATCTTTCATATCAGGCAATTCCATTTGTTCCAATGTTTTTTTAGCTGTTTTCAATACAGGAGTCATGGTTTTTAATGATTCCATTAAATTTTGTTGTTGAGAAACCAATCGTTTTGTTTCATCCGTTAATCCTTTTACTCCTCCTTCACCTAACATATCTTGTAAATTATCATATGCTAATTCTAATGTAGAAGCATAATCAATTCTATCACCAGGTTTTTCTGGTTTACCGTCTACAGAAGCAGGTGTGCTTTTAGGAACACTACGTTGACCAAATTTCTCAGTACATTTATTATTTGTATAACATTCACCTTCAGCACAATCTTCTTTACTAGCTTTTACACATTCGTCATCTACATTAAGAATATATGCTTGTTTTTCTCTTAGACCTTCCTTTTTCTTATGTCCCATACCTTCTTTATCATCAAAACCTTCTTGTAGAATATTAGCTGATCCAACTAATATGGTAGCAACAATAGCAATTCCCAAATTTACAATCATATTTTTGCTAAAGTAACTTGATAGTAAAGCAATAACAACAAATACAGCTACTAAATTATTGTTTCCTTCATTTAATAATTGAACAACATAAACTAATGCAATAATTGCTACTACATATAACAAAAACTTACTTTGAAGTATTTTATTAAGTTTCATTTTTTTTAAAAGCTTATTAACTTTTGTTGTTAGTTTCATTATATATTTTATAAATAAAATAAAAATATATAATTAGTGTCTGATTTACATACCAATCATTTTTTGAACGTCTTTCATGGCTTTCTTTGCTACTTTCAATCCTTCTTTAGCATTGTCTACTGCTTCTTCAGCAACAGCTACGCATTCACCATCAATCATTTGTTCGCCTTCAGCACAAGCTTTTGCTTTGTCTTCTGCTGCTTGCAATGATTCTTCGGCATCTTTTACATCATCTTCAGGTTTTTGAAGAGTTTTATCAATACCTTCCTTAACACGACCACAGCTAAAGATAAAGTTAGCAACAAAGATACCAGCCAACAAACCTACAGTTACATTATCAACTTGCATGTTAACAATGTAAGCGGTCAATGAGAATAATGCTAAACATTCCCATGCTTTCATACTAACATATCCCAATACATTAAGAACGGAAAATGCTAAAACAACGTAGTATAGAACTTTATTTTTGAAAATTGCGGGGATTTTCATTATATAATACCTTTCTAAAAAAAAATCCTAAATTACTTGTTTTTTTTTGTATATTTCTTTTTATTGTTCCTTTTTTTGTTATGCTTTTTTTTATATCGTTTTGTATGTTTCTTTTTTTTGTTCTTTTTTTTATTTCTTGTTGTATTTCTTTTTTTACGTTTCTTTTTTTTTGTTTTATTTCCTCCTCTATAACGTGAATTTTTAAATTGTTCATTGTTATTGAAACTTCTTCTTTTAGTTTGTCTATTTACTTGTGCGTTTCTATCTAAAAATCCTTGTCCTAAACTACTTAAATCAATACCAGTATTAGGATTTTGTTTATTTTGGGTAGTTCTTTGTTGTGTATTATTTATTCTTTTTTGTCTATTATTAGATGGATTTCTATATTCGGAATCCAATGTTGGGACAGGTAATTTTGGAATATTTGGAAATAATCTCTTTTTTAATATACTATTATAGAAACGTCTAAATGGTGTTACACCACGATATTTTGTTCCAAAACTATAATATCGCCCTAATCCATCCGTACCTCTATTTAATATCATATCGTAAAAATCTCGTTTAAATTTTTTAATTTCATCATTACCGTTATTTAAATGATTGTTAAAATCTTTTTTTTTTACATCATGTAAAAACTGTAATATCATTTCAAAATTTTTTATAAATATTATAAACTCTTCTTTATCACTTTTCTTTACTCCACGTCTAAACTTTATTTTCGTATTATTTTCATAAGTTAATATATTTTTTAAATATAAAACAATAAAACGAGTAAATACATCATTAATATCTTTAAAATCTCGTCTATTTAATATATTTTCACTTAATTTTAAAATAAAATCAGCTGTTCTAGGTTGTTGAGTTTCTTTATATAAATTTGTATGTAGTATTTTCTTTACAATTATATAAACAGGAAATATAAATTCAATCATTTTAAATATTTCTTTATTTTTACCTTTTTTCCAATTGTTAATTTGTAATTTTCTCCATTTATAAAAATATTCTATAACATTTTCTATATTTGATTTTTTTGAAGGACATTCCATTTTTGTTACCTTATTCTTTATAGTATTTAAAATATCTAAATACGACTTAGATAATCCAACTTTACTGTAATCGGTTTTACCATTTATCATTTGTTTTAACTCATTAATCAAATTATTAATAGTAGTTATATCATTACTAATTAGATCGTTATTTGAATTAGAAATAGGTTCTAAATTGTTTATCTTATTTGTTAAATTAGTAGATATAGAATAGTTTTTTGTAGTAGTATTAAAAATATATTCAATAATGTTAGCGAATGATTTTATTTTTTTATCATGGCATATTTTTAATTTTGTTATCAATGGTTCTATTGGTGTACCTTTTTTTTGTTCATTTATTTGCTCTCTTATCTTTTGTAATTCTCTAATATCTTGTTCTTGTGAATAATTTCTACTCATTGTATTATATAATATATAATTTATAGATTAAATATTATACTAAATTATTTGCGTTTATTGTTCTTTTTTTTACCTTTTCTGGTTTTTTTGCCCTTTTTTGATTTCCTTTTTGATTTGGTTCTTGTTTTCATGCCACCCTTAATATTTTTGTTATTTTTCTTCTTCTTCTTTTTACCTTTTCTTGTTTTAGATTTTGATTTTGATTTTAATAATCCAAAACGGTTTCCTTTATACTTACGTCTAGAACGACTTCTACTTTTATATTGATAACCCCCTTGCTGATTATTTATATAATCATTAATTTCTGTGTTATTTTCCACTAATGTTTGAGTTTTTTCATTTAATTGGTTAATAACGTCATTAATTCTCTTAACTTTAGTAAGATCTTTATTTAGGGTTTCAAGCTCTTCCTTTTGTTTTTGCAATTGTTGCGTTAAATTTTGTTTTTGGGTTTCTAAATTTAATTTTTCTTTTGAAAATTTCTGTGCTTCCTCCATAAGTCTCTTCATTTCTTCTTGTAAATTATTTATTTTTGTATTATGTTCACTTTGTTGCATGCGAAGTGTATTTTCTCTTTCTTGTATTATACTTTCTAGAATTTCTATTTTACTTTGTTTTTCTGTAATTTTTGTAGCTGTCTCTGTTGCTTCTGTTTCCTTTTTATTTATTTTTTCTTGTAAAACATTTTTTTCTTTTTCTAGCTGTTCGTTTGTCTTTCTCAAATCATTAATAATATCTTGTTGATTAACATTCCCTGTATTAAAATCTTCTGCTAACTTAGAAATATATGTTTTTATTGTATTTAGGGTTGTTGTTGAACTGTCAAGTAATGGGTTCATCTTTTCATCTCTAAATTTTACCATCTGTTTTAATAAATCAGCTACGGGTGTTTTTGAAGATTGTTCTGATGAGCTTTCAGGTTGTTCGGTTGTTTGTTGGGTTTGTACTTCTTTCGCTTTTTTCTCTTCCAATTCTTTCGCTTTTTTCTCTTCCAATTCTTTCGCTTTTTTCTCTTCCAATTCTTTGTTGTTTTTTATAGCCGCGCGTATTCCTTCTATAGTTGTCTTTCCCCCGCGGATGGGTCCCACATCTCTGTAGTGTTCGTAGTCTTTTTTATTATTTATTTTATCTGCAATAACATCACTAGAGATACTATCGTTAAGAATATCCTTCAAAACATATTTAGCTGGATTAGTAGAGGCAAATTTTAGAATTTCATCTTCTTTGTACTTTTTTCTCTTTTCTATTTTCATAAGTACATCATACAGTTGCAAATCCCCCCCTTTCATATTGTATAGTTTTTTAGACATTATATAAATATAATTATATAATATTTATAACTTATTCAATCTTACTTCATTTTCAAATCGTTGAAATTGCATTTCATTCTTCTTTTCTTTTATTTGACGAAGAGCTTCTTCTGCTATATTATTAACCCCATTTATACCTTCATTTATCTCCTTCATATTATTTATAATATGAGATTGTAATTCTCCAATGGCTATTTTTAATTTTTCTAAATCTTCATTTGAAATTTCATTTTGTGAGGGTTGTTGTTGATTCATACCTCCTAAATTACCAATACTTTCTCCGATTTCGTCTATCGTTTTAACAATAATATTACTAGTAACTTTGTTACCACCCTTCATATTTGAAGATAGTGGATATGAATCTTCAATACCATTATTTTTAAGCGTTCGGCCAGTAGATATATATTTTTTTAAAGCGGACGGTTTTACTGGATTAAAACTAGTAAATCTTGTTCCTTCTTCTTTTCCATCCCACTTATTAGGCTCTTCAAATGTTTTTCCAATATAAGCACCATATACAGCATTAAAAAAATCAATAGTTGTTAAATAAGGCATAATTGGTATTTTTCTATTTTCTCTTTTGAATTTAATAGCATTATAGAACTGTGCTAATTTTGGGTAATATCTTTTTTCGTTATTTTCTTTTTTGTTTTTATCTTTCCAAGCGTATCCCCACATAGTATTTGTTTGTTCTTGTTTCCATGTATCTGGTGTAATATATGGAATAGAAGGTTCATCTTTTAAAATACTAGTTAAAACATTATTGAAATCTAGTAATGGTGTATCTGATTTTTTAATTTTATCAGTAATAAATGCATTTTCAAACTTATCTTTAGTATATTTATTATCCCATTTGCCTTTACCCATAATAGTAGTTAAATCATTTTTATATGGATATGATTTTTTATCATCTTCAACATACATACCTATTTTTTTATCTACGATTACACTTTTCCCACGTTCTAATGAACTAATTTTTTCCCATACCGCTTGTAATTTTAAAGGATCAATGAAACGTGACATTATTGGAAAAACAGTTTCTATTGCATTTAATATTGCATGAATATCTCTTTCTTTCATTGTTTGGCAAGGTTTTAATAATCTCTTATCTTGATATAATTTATTAATTTCATATAAACATTCATACAATATAGCCGATAATTGTCTTTTTTTAGATCCATCAAAATTTCGCTGTATTGTTGTTCCATTATTTGAATATTTAGTGTTAGTATCACTCCTTTCACCATCTTGTCTTAAAAAACATGATACAAATGTTTTTTTAAGTATGTCTACATTTAAATTATTAGGATCTATTGAAGATAATTGTTCTTCTTGATTCACTGCTTCACTTAATATTATTTTTTGAGATACTCGATTTACTTCTTCTGTTGTTTGTATTGTGCCAATAAAAGTAGCATTATTATTATTTTTAATAAGATTTATTAAAGTTTCACTATTTACTTTTAAATATTCTACGTTTGTTTCATTTTTAAAATTTTTTAACATATCGTCATCATTCTCAAAAAATATTAATTTCGAGTTTGGTGATGATATTCTCTGCATAACCTTAACAGCTTCCTCTTCGTATTTTGGATGTTTAAACATTTTTATAACTAAATTAAAAAAATTATTATGTAAATTCAAAAACGCCTTATACTTTTTTGAATCTTTTACATCATCATAATCTCGAGGGTCGTTTTCATAAAAAATAAATTCCTTATAACTATTTTCTAATATACCAACATTTATAAATGGAGGTAATGGTGGATTATTAACATAAATTTTCTTACCTGACGCTGTTACTACTGGTTTTTCTCCAGTTTTCATAATAAATGTTTCATTTAATACAGTACAATAATTAAATCTGAATTGTTTTAAAAATTTTAATTTTTCAGGTATTGTCCATTTTTTTATATTTTTATCATTTAATAAACACATAGCAGATAATATACTTCCAAAATTATCTTCAGAAAGATCATCAATATCATACCAATCCATTAAAGGATTTGATGATTTCGAATAATATGTATATTTGTCATATATATCTGCATATAAACATGGATAATTTGTTTCTTTATTTGATTCAAATCTTTCTTTTATAGCATACTTAGAAATCCTTTTAACATCTTTAGTTAACTGAGCTAAAGTACTATTGATAATATAACCTTCTTTTACTCTTATATCACAGGCCTTTTTAAAGCCAGATTCATAACTAGAATTACAATCTGGTGCTTGTAATTTATTAAATACAGTTTTCACTGCGTCTACGGTAGTGGTAGCTTTATTATAATACTTTATAGTTTCCCATTTATCCCAATCTATATTGTCTACCATTTTAATATCTATTGGTGTGGCACTACCACTGAAAGCTCTTCCAGTTAAAAACATATTAAAATTCTCTCCATTAGCCAATCTCCAAAATTTTTGAATGTTGTTTTTAATACTATCAATTCCTATTATTTCACCATTCTCTTTTTTTAAAGGTAATTTTTCCAATTTATTTTTAAAATATTCAAAAACTTTATCAACATTTAAATTTCCTCCACCACGTTGCTGTGATTCATTTTCTATTATATTTTCATTCCTAATTCCATCATAATAATAAATTTTCATTAATTCTTTCGAAAAATTTTCTGCTATTTCACTAATATCACCAGATGCATTAGCATTGCCGTCTGGCCAACAATTAGGAGTTGTTGGTGTTGAACTTGCTATATGTATATCTTTATGTATATATTTAACTATATTTCCAGTTCGTTTTTCCTTAAGCGAATCCCAGTTTTCAATATTACCATTACCTACATTGTTAGAATAATTTTTATTTGCCTTTGTTTTTGCTTTCATTCTAATCATATCCGTGCTACCAGGTGAACAATCAAATACGTTTTCCACTCCAGCCAAATCACAAACATATATATATCTTGACTTTCCTTCGCCCCATTTTTTTTTGTCTAATTTCAAAGAAACTACAACATGACTTCTAGAACTTTGTTTATTATTTGATGTTGGAGCTATCTCTCTACATTCAAATCCCATCAAAATATATTTTTTTAATCCAAAATTTTTATCCAAACATTCTTCTTCACTTCCACCCTCATGTGTATAAAACCACCCAATTTTGTTCGCATCATCTCCCGTACAATTTTTATTAGAGTATTTGCCTATATTAAATACTGTTTCTGTTTTCTGATCATTCTCTTTACTTGGCTTTCGTATTTTTCCTTTTGTTTTATCATCAAATTGTTTATCTAAAACTTCTCCTATAGTAACATATCTCATAGAAGTATTTGGTTCATTTTTCATAGAAGGGTAATTAATTTTTTTTCTAGACTTAACCCCATCTGGATGACACTGTATAATTTCTCCTGGTTTAGAATTTTCTTTTGTTCTAATTCCAATGCAACTTTTATCAGATTCTTGTGCAGCTTCATCTTGGTATATTTCAATCATAGATACTGTAACTTGATCGGGTTTAAATTTATGTAATAATTCTATTAGTATTCCATCCTGTTTCATTTTAGGGGTATCTAATTGAATTAATGCGCTGGTTTTACCTGAACCAGATTGACCATATCCTATAAAACATAAAGGACGCGAATCAGATTTAATAAATTTCTTTTTTAGTCTAGTGGCAATATCTTTATTACTCATTTTTGAATCAAAAATACCATCAAAACCATAAAACGTATAATGATGTGTCATCATTTTATCTAACACACTAATCCCATCTTCATCTTCTTGTTCTTTTTGTTTTATTTCTAAAGGAGTATCATTATATTTTAATGTAATCGGTTTATTTATCGAATTTGTATTATCTGGAATAACAAGTTTAAAACGTGAATGCTTTATTCCAGATCCTTTTGAATTTGCATTATTCCAGTCATCTCTTCTTTTTAGTAAAGCTAAAACAGATTTATTCTCTTGAACTATTTTAATATATTTTTTTTTTAAATTTACAAATTCACTTTTTTTTCTTGTATCATCAATCATTACATCTTTTATTTCTTTTAATTGTTCAATACTATTTTTTATTTTTTCACAAATTCGTTGTATAG